CTAGCTTTCTCCTACCGCCTTTATATTCAACGGGTTGCGCGTTCCGCTTTCCGGCCCGTGCAGTTCCCGTGCAGTTTTCGGCTTCTTCCAGCTCCCGCCGATCCAGTGCCCATAGGTGCGAAACACCATCTCGACGTCGGCATGCCCGAGCTGCTCGGCGACGTACCACGGGTTCGCACCGTGCGTCAGCAGGTCGGCCGCGTAGGTGTGCCTGATCTGGTAGGGGGAACGGTAGCGCACGCCGGCGCGCCGGCACAGCGGCTCCCAGAGCGTGCGGCGGATCTGCTGTTCGTGATCCCACGGCTGCCCGGTGCGCGGGTTGTGCCAGATGCGCCCGCCGGCAAGGAACGTGAACCGGCGCTGCGCCTGGAGCGCGTCAAGCGCGGCGGCGCTCAGGTCGATGTCGCGGATTCCGGCCTCGGTCTTGGGTAGCTTCTCGACCTTGCAGACGACGTTGGCATCAATGCGCAGCCGGTGATGCACGCCGTCGACCTTCGTCCAGGCTGCGGCGATCAGCTCGCCGGGGCGCAGTCCGACTTCGAACCAGAACTGGATCATCGGCCGCTCGTCCTCGCGCGCGCGGTCGAGCAGCACGGCACGTTCCTCGGCCGAGAACGGGTCGGCTCTGTACTCGGGCCGCACGGTCGTCTCGCGCAGGATCTTCTTGAGCGGGATGCGATCGAACGGATCGAACTCGATCAACTCGTCGGCCAGCGCGTCCTCGAACGTCGAGCGCAGCGGCGTGATGAGGTTGCGCGCACCCTTGGGCGTGAGGCCGAGGTTCTGCACCCAATCCTTCAGCGCCGACGGCGCCACCGGCAAGGGGACGCTCGCCCAGTCCTTCTTCAGGCGCTTGATGGCCTTGTCGTAGCCGTTCAGCGTGGCCGGCGACAGGTTCCCGTTCTCGACCGCACTGCGGTAGCTGGCCAGCCGGGCGTCGAGCAGATCGCCGAGCAGGGCGACCTTGCGCTCCGGCTCGGTATTGGCGCGCGGCGAGTCGGGGAAGTACTCGGCGTAGACGAACACCCCATCGTGGATCTTGCGGTCGATCTCGGCCTTCAGGTTCGCCGCGTAGCGCAGGTTCGATTTCGTGGGTTCGAGCGCGAGCGTCTCGCGGCAGGTGGCCTTGTCGAAGGTGAATGCGATCTGAAGGACCGTCTTCGTCTTGAACTTCCGCACCGTCACCCCGCGCGGCAGGTCGAGCGTCAGTCCTTCGGGACGATCGTCTTTCCGCTTAACCATTCCTGGAATGCCTCAACGCTGACCCACAGTTTTCCGTCACGCAGCCGGCAATGCACGCCGTCCACCCAGATGCCTTCGCGGCGCCGCGCATGCACGGCGTCCTCGGTGTCGCCCGTTTCCGCGCAGTACTTCCACAATTTCACCCAGCCGAATCCGGCCGCGACGAGAGTGTCCGGGCGCGCCGCCGTGCGCTTGCGGCGCTGGCGCGGTTCGATGGGGAGGATTTCCGCAGCGGTGCTCATGCAGCCTCCTTCGCTTCCTCACGCGCGGCCGCCAGCCGGCCGCCCTCGACCCAATGCGCCGTGAACCCGAACGGCAGTCGCGCCGGCAGCGCCTTGAGCGTGCCGAGCAGGATCACGCTGTCGATCTCGGCCATCTCCGCAAGCACGCCGAGCCAGCCGAGCAGCTGTGAGCGCGCCGGCAGGTCGAGCACGTCCATGCGGTCGAGCAGCAGGATGCGCAGCCCCGACAGGTGCGCGATGACCTCGCCGAGCATGGCGTCGCAGCGCCAGCGCTCGGACTCGCTGAGAAGCGCGTAAGGTCGGCCGCCGGTGAGGATGCGCATGTCGTGCTCGACGGTGACGACCGGCCAGCCGGTGTCGGCCGCGTGCTGCGCCAGGCGCTCGTTGAGCGGCGCGAGCGCGGCGCCGAGCAGCTCGGACTGGATGCCGTCGGGCGCGAGGTCGGCGGCGATCGCCTCCCAGGCCTGAACGTCGGCGTGGTGGCGCGCGGCGTCGGCCGTCTTGCTGTCGGCCATGCGCGCGGCGCGGGCGTCGTCGCCGATCGTGGCCGCCTCGCGGTCGATCGCGGTTTTCGCGGCCTTGGCCTCGGCCAGCTGCGTGCGCAGCGCGGCGAGTTCATCGTTGGTCGGCGCGGCCGGCAGTTCGCCCAGGGCGTCGAGGGCGCGCGCCGCGGCGTCGGCGCCGTCGCGGTCGCGCTTGCTGTTCGCAACGGTGGTTTCCATCAGGCTGACCGACTGGCGGAAGGTCGCGATGTAGGCGGCAGCCGTCGGGTCCGTGGCCGGCGCGCCGTCGATGGTTGCGAGCGGTCCGTGCTCGGCCTCGTAGCGGTCGAGCGACGCGACGCGGGGGGCCTGGCTGCCGAGAATGTCGAGCAGCAGCGCGAGCGAGCGCGCGAGGTCATGCACCAACCCCTCGCGCGGCTTCGTGCCGGCGGCTGCCTCGGCCTCGGCGAGCTTCTGCCGACAGCGCGCCAGCTCGGCTTCGTCGTGCTGGAGCTTGTCCTGCGCGCGGGCGAATAGCGCGGCCTTGCCTTCGAGTCCGGCGCGGCTGGCCAGCGCCTCGCGGCGCGCGCGCTGCTGTTCCTCGCCGACGGTCACGGCGCGCTGCGCGGCGTCCACGGCGTCGGCCAGCTCGCGCATGCGGACCTGCATGCCGAGCAGCTCGCTCGACCGGTCGGCCGGGCGCGGCGCCTGCCAGCTCTCGGCCTTCACGCTGCCGTAGGCCTCGCCCGTCACTGCCTTCCACGCGCCGCGCGCCTCGCTCGCCTTGTCGAGCGCGACGCGGGCAGCGCCCAACAGCCCACGGTCGAGCGGCAGCGCGGCGATGTGGGCCTTCGCGCGGCCGCGCTGCGCCAGCTTGGCGGCGACGGTCTCGGCATCCATCGCGATGCCGGCGAGGTCGAGCACCTCGGTGCGGCGCTGGTTGTCGTCGATCGCGGCGAAGCGCGCAGGGTCGAGCACGAAGGGCAGGGCCGCGCCGAGGTCAGGCCCGGACTGCTTGCCGCCCGGCAGCGCGACGCGCCACGCGGCCTCGCCGTCGGCGGTGCTGCTATCGACGTTGACCTCGCCCTTCTTCTCGCCGTCGCTCACGAGCGCCGCGAAGTCCTTCTTGAGCGCGACACGGCCGGCCGAGCCGAGCATCGCGTGCCGGATGCCCTCGGCGATGCTGCTCTTGCCCTGGCCGTTGCGGCCGGCGATCAGCGTCACGGGCGTGTCGAGCGCGAGGTCGATCTCGCGCGCGCCGCAGTAGTTGCGGATGTGCAGGTGGGTGAGGTTCATGCAGGTCTCACTCCGCGTCGAAGCTCTGCTGCGCACCGCGCGCGGCGCGGCTGCGGCCGACCTGCTGGCGCGGCGCGCGCAGGGCATCCATCCGTTCCCGGTAGGCATCACCCGCGCTCGCGCGCTCGGCTTCGTTCGGCAGCTCGCCGATCAGGACGCCCGCGTCTTCGAGCTCTTGCTCGGTGCGCGCTGCGTCGATGTTGCGCAGGACGCTCGCAAGGTCCACGGCAGGCGGCGGGGCGTCGTCCGAGCGCTCGGCGGCAGGCGCCGGAGCGGGCGCGGCGCGCGACTCGATCGGCTCGGCCTCGCGCTGGCGGCTGGTGCTGGTGGGCAGCGTCTCGCTCGGCGCGTGTTCGAGCGCGGGCGCGGCGTCGTTGTCGTCGAAGGCGGGCGCATCCTCGGCCGGCACGATGAACTCGCCGTCGATGGTTTCGAGCTGCTGGTCGCGGCCGGCGTCGGCCTGGGCGTCGAGCGCGACCGCCGAAGCGAACTCGATGCTCAGCGGCAGGTACTTCGCGAGCCGGCGGATCACCGTCTTGCGGCCCATCTCGGTGAAGTGCTGCCACCACGGACCGTCTTTTGGGATCCGGTTTCCGGTCTTATGCCCTTCGTGCCACTCGTCCTTGTAGGCGGACTGGCTGTTGAGGCGAATCTCCTCGACCTGGGCGACACTCATGAACTCAAAGCAGTGGCCGCCATCCTTGAGCTTGGCGACGGCATAGAAGCCGATGACCTTGCCGCGCTCGCCCATCGCGGGCGTGTGGTTCAGCTTCTCGTCGAGGCCGTAGACGAGCTCGAACTTGTCGTTCTCGCACACCTCGTGCGCCGCGATGCTCACGATCTGGCCACTGCGGCGCGCGAGGTCGATCAGGCCCTTGTAGCCGATGATCACCTGCACGCTGTTCACCCAGCGCTCCACCTCGCGACCGCGCTCGTCCTTGGTCTTGCGCTTCGTGTTGAACGGCACAAGGTAGGCGTGACCGAGCACGGTGTTCGGTTCGAGGCCCATCTGGGCGCATTGCCCGATCGCGACGACGAGCGACGGCACGTCGCACTTCGCGAGGGCCGGCGTCGTCGTGGCCGCGATCTGGGCGACCTTGAGCAGGCGCTCGATGCTGAGCGTCTTCGGCAGCATCTTCGCCAGCTCGTGCTTCTTCTGGTTGAGCAGGTAGCTGATCTGCTCCTTCGGCTTCATCTCGGCCAGGGGGCGCTCGCCCGTTGCGGCGGCTCGGAGGTTGGCGACTGCGGACATGGTTCGTTCTTCCTTCACTTGATGCGCAGCACGCGCGTTTCCGTGGCCTTCTTGAACTTCGCGGCCAGGTCGGGATGGGCGGCTTCGAGGGCCTTGCCGTCGAGGCGCACGCTGGTCTGCGCCTTCCAGGTAGCGAGAGGCTTGCCGTTGGCGCCGAGCAGCGTCGCGGCCGGGCCGAGGAAGACCTTGATCTCCTCCTCGATGCGCTCGATCTCGCCCTCGCGGTCCTTCACGTCGGCCTTGAGCTGCTTCAGCTGGGCGACTGCTTCGGCGATGTGCGCCGGCGCGGTGAGGGCCGCGCCGTCGTCCTTCGGGCCGTAGAACCGCAGGACGTCATCGACGGTGCTCGCGGCCGGCGGATCGTTCGCCTGCACGCGCTGCCAGAACTCGACTTCCTTCTCGCGGATCGCGGCGATCGTTTCCTCGTCGCGGTCGAGGCGGTAGACGCGGAAGTCGTCGGATCCGATGAGCACGCCGAAGATGGCTTGCTCGCGGCCCGTCACCATCAGGCCGTGCATGGCCTGGGCGGCGTAGTAGACCGGGATCCGGTCGGTCTGCTGCTCGCCCCATTCACGCGACTTGAAGGGGCTGCTGCTCTTGATTTCGATGTTGCGGCCGTCGTCCGTCTCCGCGTCGATCTCGGCCGCGATGAAGTCGTGCGTCGGGTCGAGGTAGCGCTCGCCGCGCGCCACGATCTCGATGCCTTCTTCCTCGGCCAGCAGGTCGAGGATGTACGGTTCCATGCGGGTGCCACGGCGCAGCACCTTGAGCTTCGCCGGGTCGGTGATCTCTTCGCGGCCGCGCACCTTGTCGAGGAAGACGTCGAGCGGCGTGCGCCACGGGCTGATGCCGAGGATGGCGGCCACGTCGGAGCCGCCGAGGTACTTCTGGCGGTCGAGCTGGCCGACCGAAACGGGTGCGTTCATCGAAGGACTCCTGCGAGAGAAAGGGCAACGAACGCGATCAGCGCGCCGGCGCACAGCCGGCCGATCCACACGTCGAGTTCGTCGTTGCGCCGGGCATCCGACGCGGTGAAGGTCTGGGGGAGGGCGGCGCGCGCTTCGCGGATGCGGCGCGCGGCCGTGGTGAGCCAGGGCGAGGCGGTGTCAGGCACGGCCGGCCTCCCGCTCGGCCACCACCCGCACGAGCGCGGCGGCCAGGTCGTTGATGTGCGTGCAGTCGGCGCACGCGGCGAGCACGTCCGCGGGCAGCTGATCGAGCAGCTCGGCCGCGCGGTCGTCGATCGCGTCGGCTGCAGCCTCGGCCCGCTCGCGCAGGTCGAGCAACGCGTCGGCTTCGCGCTCGCCGATCACGCCCACATCGACACCTGCCGATCGGGCGAGCTGATGGGCGGTTGCGCGCTGGCGGGCCGCTGGAACTCGATCGCCGCCCACGCCGCGCCGACGAGCACCACCACGAGCAGCGCGCGGCGCCAGCCGAGCAGCGACAACGCCAGGAGCGCGGCCACCAGCAGCAGGCCCTTGACGACGACGAGGTCGGTCTCGGCGAGGACGTGGTGCAGGTTCACCGCACACCTCCGTGCGCCGACGCAGCCAGCGCGAGCAGCTGTTCGGCCTGCGTGGTCGTGGTGACGATGAGCCCGTAGGCGCAGCCGATGAGCGACAGGCAGAGCACGATCACCGTGAGCCACCAGAGCACGCCGAGAAGGTCGTCGTGTTCGGCCTTGGCTTCGCGGCGGGCCTTCATGCAAGCCTTTGCACGCGCGATCCGGCGCGGCAGGTTGCGCGTGCGGTCCTCGGCCTTCGCGCGGTGCTTCTTCGCCGCGAACTGGGCCGGCGTGACCAGCTTCGGAAGCGTGGTCATTGCGTCACCACGCCCTTGCGCGCCGCCTGGATCGCCGCGATGGCATCCGAGGTGTCGGCGATGGTCATGAGGTGCTGCGCGAGCCGGCGGGCTTCGGCGGTCGGCAGGCTCAGCCCGCCGTCACCGGCGCCGACGATGTTCAGCAGCACGACCGGGCCGCGCAGCGCGACATGGGCGACCACATCGATGTGCGGCACGACCGGCGGGCGGTCGAGGATCAGGGTCAGGTTTTCCGGCAGGGCGGCCGGTTGGGTGGCGGTGTCCATCGTTGTCTCCCGTGTGGGGTGGCGATGTACAAAGCTTAGAACCCTTAACAAACGACAGTCAAGACTTATTAACCAAAATGTTTAGGGTTCTATCTATCAGCGGTCCTTGTTCAGCGGGGCTGCATGTCAAGGAATTCCAGCGCGCCTCCGCTCAAGTTCGAGCCGGTTGCCACGGACGGAATCGTCCTATCTATGCGTGCTGAAGGCCTGCCGAAACCCTTGCAAGTTGGCGGGCACTACGCCCGCCCCGATTCCAAGAAGAAGAGAGGGCAGGGTGGAAGAGGAGACCTTCATGGTTGCGCCGGGTGTGCTGGTCACGAACGCCCGGTTTGTCTCGGGAAACCAGACCATCGCGATGCGGAACATTGCAGCGGTGCGCTCAGCGGTGATCGTGGCGAAGCGGTTCTGGACGATCGTCCACGCGGTCGTCTGCGGCCTGCTGTTCCTGCTGGCGCTGAAGCTGCTGGCCGATGCGGCGGCGATCGTCTCGCTGCCGTTCTTCGCCGTGGCCGGGTTCCTCTTCATCCGCTCGATCAGCGCGGTGGCGAAGTGCCGGGACCGCTACGTGGTGATGGTCACGACGAACGCCGGCGAGTCGGAGGCGCTGTCATCGAACAACGGCCTTCTGATCCAGAACGTTGAGGCCGCCATCACCAAAGCCATCATCGCCCGAGGCTGACATGCGCATCCCGCCCCTGCGCGCAGCCGCGCGCTTCCTCGCCGTCGGTCTGCTGGCTCTGGCCGCGACCACCGGCCCGGCGCATGCGCGCCGCTTGCCCGGCTACCACCCGGCGCCGATCCATGTGGCGCCCACCAAGTACGACGAAAGCCAGTTCGTCGAGCACCGCCATTACCGGAACAGCGCGGGCCAAGACGTGCATTCGCCCGCACACACGGTGAGCGGGAAAGCACCGGAAGGCGCGAGCGCGCAATGCCGCGATGGGAGCTATTCGTTCTCGATGCACCGGCGCGGGACGTGCTCGCATCACGGCGGTGTGGCGAGCTGGCTGTGAAAATGAACAGTGATTGAACGTTTCTGAGTAACTACCAATCAATAACGTTGCATGGCAAACACTACCTTCAGGCGCCTTCGTGAGGTTGCCGCCAGAGACCCTCTACTTCAGTGGTATCGAGAGCTGTCCACGAAGGGGCGGGCTAAACTAGATCGCGAGCTTCAGCAACTTGCGCAAACGCCGTTAACTCTTTGGCGCCGACCAAAGGCTGTGTCGCTAGGCCATCACGTATACGTGATACACTTCAAAGATGAAAATCGGACGGCACATAGGCCAACAGGGTTCTATGTAGCAAGCGAAAAATCTTTGACGGACGAAGACTCTTTCGTGATTACTGTCCCGGCGATTGAGAAAGATGACAAATACCTACCGGCTGATTACCAGCAGCAAACCATCGACGCAAAGCTTCGTTGCGAAGGAAAGTCAATTGACGACTATTCCGCTAAATGTTGGTTTGTCTAATCGTTCTCATAGTAACTTTATTTATTCTCAAAATGTAGATACAAGGAAAACTGCAAGCCAGTTTCCGGAGGAGTGGAAAGACGAAGAGTACCGAAAAGCCTATGTTGAGGCCGCAATCGAACAAGGTATTCCTTGGCAAATTCGTGTTAACCGAGAAATGAGGCAACTAAGCCAACAAAAACTTGCTGAACTTGTTGGTACGCGGCAAAGCGCTATTTCAAGAATTGAGAACGAATTTGATTTGAGTACGAAGCTTGAGACGCTTGTCAAGTATGCTCATGCCTTCGATTGCGCACTGCTTGTGCGTTTTGTGTCTCATTCTGTTTTGGCCTTAGAAGCAAAGCATCTTTCTCCGGAAGCATTATTTGCAGCTTCTTTTCCTAACCTGAGTGCGAGCCAAGAAGGCGAGGGTGAAAATGGAACTGGAAAACGAAATGAAAGCGGATCAACCATCGGAAATGGACTTTCCGAAGATGAGCGAGATCAAGCTCGCTTACTTTGACAACTTGAGCGGAATGCACGTGGGTGCATTTACAACAAAATTGTTGTTTGCGCTGGAGTCTGCCGACGGTCTTCCGGGTAAGCCGACATTTGCTTTGGTTGTGCCTACAGTGACATGCATAGAGATAGCGCGTCATATCGTTATGGCCATGACGGACGGTAAAATCAGGACTGAAACGATAACGTCGTCAGAAAAATTTATTGAAATGATAAAAAATATTGAACCCATTAAGGCCGCGCTTCTTGATGGGAATGAATGACAGCAAAGCCTACGCCTGTTGTAATGGACCCCGCCCCGGCGGGGTTTTTCATTTCCGCCTTCTCCGCCCCGAGAAAATCACCACCCCGCAGAACATCGTTCCCTCCGGGACCACGATGCGCCGCTGCGGGTAGCTCTCGTTGAGGACGAGCAGAAACCGCCCCTCGGGCGTGTCCTGGTAGCGCTTGAACGTCGCCCGGCCCTCGGGAGTGCGCACGATCACGTCGTCGCCGTGGCGCGGTGCCAGCTGGGGATCGACGAACACGATCTCGCCTTCGCGGTACTCCGGCTCCATCGAATCCCCGACCACCTCCAGCGCGTAGGTGCCCTCTGAGCAGGGCACGGGGCAGGGCAGCCAGTCGTCGGCACCGCCCACCGGGTGCGGGTCACTGACCTCGCAGAGTGGGCCGGCTGCGACCCACGAGATCAAAGGGACGCTGCGAATTGTGCTGACCGGCTTCAACGCCGGTTCGTCATCAATCGCCATGCCGTCATCGGGTCGCTTCGGCCCGGCGCCTTCAATCAGCCAGTCGAGCCTGTAGTTGTGCTGACGGCAGATGCCGCGCGCGTGCTTGTAGCTGATGGACTTGGCGGTGCCATCAAGCCACTGCGTCACGAGCGCGCGCGTGCAGCCGGCGGCGTTCGCCAGCTCCACATTCTTGATGCCGGTCTCGTCGAGGATCGTCTGGATTCGGTCTTTGAGCATGTTAGGAATCTAAACGCCGAGGCGATTACGATCCTTGACTGACTCTTGTTAAGAGTTCTAAGCTTTCTGCATGGAACTGACCAAGACCCCAACCGCCCAACTCATCGCGCAAATCGGACGCGCCGCTGTCATCAGCGAGACCGGCCTCACGCGCGCCCGAATCTCCCAGTGGTGCACTGAGAACCGCATCCCTCGCGCGTGGCAGAAGTTCCTGCGTGGCCGATTCCCCGAGGCTGACTGGAAGACCTACGACGCCGCGACGGTTGCGCCGTCCGTCCAATCGAGCACCGGCGCCACCGCGCTCGCGCAGCAGGCGGGCTGAGCGATGTACGCCAACCCCTACGCAACGCTGTTCCGCGACCTCATGAGCGAGTCGGCGAGGCGCCTGCCCATCTCGATGAGCGAGCGCGCTGGCGAGCGCCTGGATGCCGCCGCGCTCGACGCCGGCTACTGCATCGACGCGCCCGATCTGATCCCGGCCGGCGGCTGCCGGTACCGGCTGAGTTACTGCGGCAGCGCGTTCGCGCGCCGCCCCTGACCCCCGAGTCTCCACGCGCGGCCAGCCTGCAAGCAGCCGCGCGCTTCCCTGGCAGTACCGCCCGGTCTTTTCTTCGAGGCCATGCCTCACAGGTCCGCCCGCCGCCGCTTCGGTTGCGGGGCAGGGCGAGTTCCAGCCGGGGGAAGCCCGGCCGCGACGCGGCGCGCGATCCGCCGCAAGTAGAGGCGCACGTAGGAGCGCACCTGAGGAGGCACATGGGATTGGGAGTCCATGTGCTCATCGTCAGGGAGCCTCCCGCGCCGCAGCAAGACAGGCCGAACAAGTCCGCCCGTAGTGGGGCGAGAGGGGCAAAAGATGCGACAGGAAGCAACGGGAAATGAAGCATCGGGCGACGGCGTGAAAGCGCTTGCAAGCACGATGACGGTGCCGGGCGTCGGCGCCATTGAGGAGGTCGAGGTGGCGAGCGGCACCGACGTGTGCGAGCTGTGCGCGTGCACGGGCGAAGACGGCGGCTGCGTCGTCGAGGCGCTGGATCTGTGGACCGCGATCGAGGCGCAGTTCGGGCGGACCTGCGAAGGCACCGGCATCGCCTACATGGTCGTGCCGGCCGAGCCGCGCGCGTGCCTGGAGCACGGCGGGGCAGGGTGCCCGTGCTCGGCGGGGGAGGGCTGAACGATGGTCGCGGTACGTCTCAACTGCCTCGACGAGGGGGCGCTGTTGCGATGGCTTGCTCGATGGCCATGCGGCATGTCGCATCAGCGTCTTGAAGCTCTTTGCGAAGGCTCTGTATCCCAGCCTCAGTCGCTGCCCTCTTGCGAAACGCATGCAGCAAGTCCGAATAGCGATCCAAGTCGACCGCCTGACGATCAACGCCTGGTGGCAGTTCCTTCTTGGCTTTCTCGGTCCATTCGTTCAGCGCTTGCGTGCATGCCGCGAACATTTCTGGCGTCACGTCGCATTCAAGATTTTTTCGAAGCAGTTTTCGACCGCTACTGCATTCGCATTGTTTGCGGCACGCAGAAAGCAGCGTCTGAAATAGATGAGGGTTCATGGACATTCCGTGCGGTTGAGGGCGATCTCATTCAGCCACATCTGTCGAAGAACCCAATGCGGCGAAATTTCGGAATTCGCACGAAGAGGGGGCTGGTATGACGCGCAGCGTTGCGCCGCAAGACCTCACCCCGGTTCGCTTCGTCGTGCCTGGCACGCCGCAGGGCAAGGGCCGGCCCATCGCCGGCATGGGGTTCCATGGCCGTCCGACGCTGCGCACGCCGGCCAAGACCGCCGCCTACGAGGGCGTCATCGCGTTGGCCGCGCAGCAGGCCATGGCTGGCCGCGCGCCGATGTCGTTCCCCTGCATGGTCGAGCTGCGGATCATCGTCTGCCCGCCGGCCAGCTGGTCGAAGAAGCGCCAGACCGCCGCGCTCGCGGGCCAGGTCGTGCCCACGAAGAAGCCCGATTTGGACAACGTCTGTAAAGCGCTGTTCGACGGGATGAACGGGGTCGTCTGGGTCGATGACGTGCAGGCCGTTGATGTCACCGCGCGCAAGCGCTACGGCTCGACGCCCGGCGTGGACGTGCTCGTGACACCGATGCCGACCGAGGGGGCATGAGCGTGGAAACCGTGAACCTCGCGCGCGAGCAGCGCGACCTCTGCGTCTGCGGCGCCGTCGTGCCCGACCTGGCCGACGTGGCCGTGGCGCAGGCCTTCATCCGCATGTGCATCCGCACCGGTCGTCTGTCCGCGATCACGGTCGAGATGGTGCTGTCGCGCGTCGCCGAGCCCGAGCTGGACAGCCTGCGCTGCACCTGCAACCGGCCGGGCGTGATGGCCGCTGCGTTCGCCCGCGTCGAGAGCCTGGGCCTGATCGAGCTGGTCGGCGACATCGAGGATTACCGGGGCGAGACGGTGACGGTATGGAGGGTGATCCGGTGCTGACCCCCCAACTCATCCTCGGGCTCGACGACGAGCTGGTCATCGACGAGTTCGCCTGCGGCGGCGGCATGTCGACCGGCATCGAGCGCGCGATCGGCCGGCATGTGGACATGGCGTTCAACCACGACCCGGACGCATGCTCGATGCACGAGGCGAATCACCCGCAGACGCGCCACTTCTGCCAGGACGTGTTCGAGGCCGACCCGCTGCTCGTCACCGAGGGCCGGCCGGTCGGGCTGCTGCATCTCAGCCCCGACTGCACGCATCACAGCCAGGCGCGCGGCGGCCAGCCGCGCGACCGCCAGACCCGCGCGCTGTCGTGGGTCGGCGCGAAGTGGGCCGGCCGGCTGGCGCGCGCGGGCCGCGCCCCCCGGATCATCACGCTGGAGAACGTCCGCCAGATCCTCCAGTGGGGGCCGTTGATCGCGAAGCGCTGCCCCAAGACCGGCCGCGTCATCAGGCTTGACGGCACCGTGGCGGCCCCGGGCGAGCGTGTGCCGCTGGAGCATCAGTTCCTCGTGCCCGACCCGCGCCGCGCCGGCCAGACGTGGCGTCGCTTCGTCGCCGCGCTGCGCGGCCTGGGCTACTCGGTCGAATGGCGCGTGCTGTGCGCGGCCGACTACGGCACGCCGACGTCGCGCGAGCGGCTGTTCATGGTCGCGCGCTGCGACGGCGCGCCGATCGTGTGGCCCGAAGCGACACACCACAAGGCACCCGCCAAGGGCCAGAAGCGGTGGCGCTCGGCCGCCGAGATCATTGACTGGGCCATCCCGGGCAAGAGCATCTTCGACCGGCCGAAGCCGCTGGCAGACGCGACCCTTCGCCGCGTGGCGCACGGCATGAAGAAATTCGTGCTCGACAGCGCCTCACCTTTCATCGTGCCGATCACGCACGGCGGCAGCGCCGGCCGCGTGCATGACGTGCACGAGCCGCTGCGGACCGTCACAACGGCGCATCGGGGCGAGTTCGCCGTGGCGGCGCCGGTGCTTGAGGCGGCGTGCCTCACGACGTACTACGGCGAGCGCAGGGCGTCGGATCGGCGGGTGTCGGGCCTTGAGGAACCGCTGCCGACGCAGACGACGGAAAACCGGCATGCGCTGACGGTGGCCACGCTGGCGTCGGTCTTTGTCGAGCAGGCGAATGGCGGGTTCTATGAGGGCGAGGGGCGCGCGGCGGATGCGCCGCTGAGCACGATCACCGGTCGCGGCACGCAGCAGCGCCTCGTCACGGCTCACCTCGCGCACCTGCGCGGCAATTGCGACGCGCGCGACGTGCGCGAACCGCTGCGAACGATCAGTGCGGGCGGCGAGCATCACGGCGTCGTCGAGTACCACCTGAGCCCCGAGGCCGAGGCGGGCGCACTGCGCTGCGCCGCGTTCCTGGTGAAGTACTACGGCACGGCGCTGTCGATCGACGTGTGCGATCCGCTCGACACCATCACCACCCGCGACCGCTTGGCGCTCGTGACTGTGTGGGTGCGCGGCGAGCCGTGGGTGGTGGTCGACATCCATCTACGCATGCTCACGCCGCGCGAGCTGTTCCGCGCGCAAGGCTTTCCCGACAGCTACGTGATCGAGCACGGGCACGACGGCCGCCTGTTCTCGAAGTCGAAGCAGGTTGGCTTCTGCGGCAACTCGGTACCGCCGCCGGTCGGCGAGGCGCTGATTCGGGCGCAGTGGGATAGCCGGCTGGCGATGCAGAGGGCGGCATGAAGTTCGGCCCTTCACCCGTTCCTGATCGAGCGGATGGCAATTCGCGCCACTTCCTCGATGGCGCAATCCGAATTCGGTGCTGGTTCCCCAAGCTGCGCTCGGCACAATTGCCCATTCAAATCGAAGCGGGCAACGGCATCCCAATGCCCCTTGCCATGCTCCGTCGCTGCGACGTGGAGCTCGACGTCCTCAACGCGGACGGTTCGGTTGATCGTGTTCCGTTGCCTGCTCATTTGACTCTCCTTGAAGACGGCGAGGCCATTCCTCGCCGGTTCTCTAGGAAGCCGTCACGACAGATCTGGCGCAAGACCCCAGGGGCACAGAAGGCCTCTTGCACCAATGCGCCGGCCTTCGCCGATGGCCTAGAAGCGCTCCATTTCGGTGATCGAGTGCCCAGCGTCGCCCGGCGCTGGCTGCACGAATTCGATGGTCTCTTCACCGTGCCCGCGCTTGCTCAGGGTGACCTTCAACTCCGGTCCGAGTTGGCCGCCGGGCAGGACCGCGAAGACTCGATCGCCGCGCATGAGCAGATCGACAACCGCGATCACGTCAACCACTTCGTCGGGACTGACGGTCCGCTTGGTCTGGCCGTCGACATCGCACCACCTCACCCTCTCGACCTCGCCAAGGTCGTTGAGATGAACGGCGGTGATGACCTTGAACGTCGGCATTTCAGGCTCTCCTTCGTGTGTGTTGTCGGAACGCCCATGTTGCTGATCGCGGCGTCGGACACAAGCGCGAACCTGAGCGTGCACACCGATCGCAAAGAGTTCCGCTCTCCGAACTCTCCCAGCTCCAGCGTCGGAAATCTCGCCCGGGAGTTGTGCGCTGGCGTCGGACAAGTTTCGTATGACACGTGCGGCATGACTTCGCTCGCTCGCTTGCCGAGAGTGCCTGTTCGAGTTCGGCGGACAGATGTCCGCCCGACTTGGCCTTCTGCTGTCGCCGAAGCTTCGCGGCGCCCCCCTGGCGGAAGTGCTTCCGCCTTACCGCGCCGCCCGCGTGACGCGACATTCCGGGCCTCACGACCATGAACTACTTCAAGCTCCACATCGGCGATTACCTCCGCGCGACGGCCCACCTGTCGTTGCTTGAGCACGGCATCTACCTGCGCCTCATGCAGGTCTACTACGTCGAGGAACGCGCCATTCCGGCCGACCGCGCAGCCCGCCTGATCGGCGCGCGCACGCCGGAAGAACTGGCCGCGCTCGACGCCGTGCTCAAGGACTTCTTCGAGCTGCACGACGGCGCCTGGCACCAGCATCGCTGCGAGCAGGAGCTTTCCGCCATGGCCGAACGGGTAGCCCACAACCGCGAAGTCGGAAAGCGTGGGGGGCGTCCGAAGAAACCGAAAGCCGGTGACTCGGGTTCAGCCGAGAAACCCGCAGAAAACCCACCGGGTTTTTCGCGGGAACCCGAACCGAACCCTATCCATAAGCCAATAGCCAATAACCAAGAAGAAGAGAGAGATAGCGCGGGCGCGCGCCCGGACGAGGCCGACGGATGCGCCACCGCGCTCGACCTCTCGATCGCGCTGCGGCGCGACGGCATCGAGTCGAACCCGGACGACCCGCGCCTGATCGCGCTTGCAGCGCTGGCGCCATCGGCTCGCACCGTGCGCAGCGCCTGCCAGACCGCCAAGGAGGCCAAGCCGGGCGAGCGTGTGCCGGTCGGCTACGTCGTGAAGGTCATCGAGACCCTGCACGCCCAGGCCCAGCAGGTCGGCCACCGGCCAGCGCCACCGCCGCGCGCCTCGCCGGCGCCACGCCGCCCCGAGAAGTTCAACCCGACCGCCTACGTGAACCGCAACCGCACCAACCCCGAGGACGACCGCGATGTCATCGACGTCACTCCCCGCTGAACGCTGCTCCGACCCGCTGCTGCGCTGGCTCGCGCCGCGCGAGAAGCTCGCCGGCCTGTCGCCGCTCGACCAGCTGTACAACCGCCTCGACGGCCTGTTCCCGACGCGCTTTCGCGCCCAGTTCCCCGACACCGATTCCGTCGAGAACTGGAAGCGCGAATGGGCCGAGGGCTTCACCGCCGAGCGCGTGACCTTCGACGAGATCGCCACCGGCATCGACGCGCTGCGCGGTGGCCGCGACCCGATGCGCCGCGACAAGGGCTGGCCGCCGAACTTCACCGAGTTCCTGGCCGCATGCCGCCCGCCCATCGAACACGAGGCGGCCTACCACGAGGCCGTGCGCGAGATGCGCCGGCGCCACAGCGCCGCAGGCGGCGATCGCTGGAGCCATCCGGCCATCTTCCGCGCGGCAGCGGCGATCGGAGGCGACCTGCTGTCGAGCACCTGGCCGGGCATGCGCGCCCGCTGGATCGACGTGCTCGACGACTGCCTCGCGGAGATCCGCGCCGGCCGCATGTCGGCCGAGATTCCGAAGGTCGATCGCTCGGCGATGCGCCTCGACGCGCCGAAGCCGCGCGTGCTCACAGCCGCCGAGCAGCAGGCGCGCGACGCCGAGTTGGCCGCCAAGCTCAACGAGCTGAAGGACCGGCCGAAGCCCGGGCTCGAATGGGCCCGCCGCCTCGTCGAGCGCGCCGAGTTGAACCCGAGCAGCGTGACCGCGACCGCGCTGCGCATGGCGCGCAACGCGCTGGGCATCAACAACCACACCCACGGAGAAGCGGCATGAGCGCAGTTCTCGCGCAGGAACCCGCGCTGTTCGAGCACACCGCCGACGCGCTGACCTGGGCCTACCGGCAGGAGGGCGCCCATCCCGAGGTGAGCGCCGCGACGAAGGCCGGGCGCGGCACGGCGCACGTCGGCGGCCGCGGCCTCGGGCCGACCATCGAGGGCAGCGGCAATGCCGGGCTCATCAAGGCGGAGGTGATGCGGCTTGGCGAGGTGCCGGGGCTCGTGATCGCTGCCCGGTTCTCGCTGCGCGCGCTGCCGTGCGGCTGTGGTGCGCCGTGCTGCAAGCACACCCGCCCGTCGCCGGTGTGGACGGCCGCGACGCGGGAGCTGGCGCGCATGGCCGCCGACCATGCACCGGGCACCGCCGGCTATCTGCGGCTGCGTGTGGCCTGCGTCGAAAGGTTCTTCGGCGTGAAGGAGAGCTTCATCGACGTGGCTCGCCGCAACCAGCTCGCCGAGCGCACCGTGAGCACGCACAACAAGGCGATCGCGACGTGGCTCAAGAGCGAGGAAGGCCGGGCGATGCATGCGCTCGACTTCCGTCTGCGTGAGGCGGGGATAGTCGGCGACCGTTGACGTTGCAGGTTTGTCCTGCAAAACTCGCGTCCTATCGGTATGGGACAAATTCCGCCTACCGTTTCAAGGCCCCGCTGCAAGCGATTGCGCGGGGCCTTTTCGTTGGGTCTACGCATGAAGCTCACAACATTGAAGCCCAGCCTGAGGCCCGCGCCGAGCGGCCTGCGGCTCGCTGCAGCGCCTGATCCGATCGGCACCGAACGCATGCGCGGTCGGCGCGCTGTTGAGGCTCGGGCGCGCTACCTTCGGCTGCACCCCTTGTGCGTGGCATGCGGTTCGGCCGGCGCGGTGACCGTGGCGACCGAGGTCGATCACGTTGTGCCTCTGGCTCTCGGCGGGTCCGACACCGATGCGAACAAGCAGGCCCTGTGCGGTGAGTGCCACCGTGGAAAGACCAAGCGCGACCTCGCGGAGATCGCAGCGCAACGGGGCGCCTGACGCGGCGCAGAGGCATCGCAGCCACCCCGGGGGGGCGTCGAAAGTCTGGAAGGCCGGGGGGCGGAAACCGCGTGGTTCCCCACGCAGAGAATTTTTCCCCTCGTTTGAATTTGGCGACGAGCGGAATTCAAAGAATCAAACGAGGTGACGGCATGCCAAGGGGTGGAGCAAGGCCCGGTGCTGGCCGGCCGCGCAAGAACGCAGACGACGGGGACGCAAAGCCTGCAACCAAGAAGTCCTCGAAGCCGCCGGCAGCTGTGGATGCCGAGGGATTCAAGACCGCCGATGCGCCGCCGGGCTGGCCGTTTGGCAAGGAGCGCCCGGAAGACCTGAGCGAGATGACGCCGCTGGATCTGCTGCTGCAGGTGGTGCGTGACCGGAGCGCCGACATGCGCTTGAGGCTGCAGGCCGCCAACATCGCCGCGCCCTATGTCCACCAGAAGAAGGGCGAGGGCGGCAAAAAGGAAGAGCGCCAGGCGGCGGCCCAGAAGGCTGCTGGGTCTGGTCGATTCGGGCCGGCGACGCCTCCGAAGCTGATCGCCAGCGGCGGGAAGAAGGTGTAACGCATGCGATGGACGACTGCCTGCCCAGACTGGGAACAGCGCCTGATCCTGAGCGCGTCGATCATCCCGCCACCGATCTACCGCGACCAGGCCGAGCACGCGCTCGCGATCTTCAAGGAGCTGCGCGTCGTCGACCTGCCGGGAAAGCCGACCTTCGGCGAGTGCGCCGAACAGTGGGTGTTCGACTTCGTGGGCGCCATCTTCGGCGCCTATGACGGCGAGACCGGTCGGCAGTTGATCCGCGAGTTCTACCTGCTGATCTCGAAGAAGAACACCAAGTCCACGATCGCCGCGGGAATCATGCTGACGGCGGTCATCCTCTGCTGGCGCGAGGACGAGGAGCACCTGATCCTCGCGCCGACGATGGAGGTCGCGAACAACTCGTTCAAGCCGGCAGCCGGCATGGTGCGGGCAGACGCCGAGCTGTCGGCCCTGTTCCATGTGCAAGACCATCTACGCACGATCACGCATCGCACGACGAAAGCCTCCCTCAAGGTCGTGGCCGCCGACAGCGAGACGGTGTCGGGCAAGAAGTCGGGCCGCATCCTGGTCGACGAGCATTGGCTGTTCGGTAAGCGCCCGAACGCTGCGGCGATGTTCATGGAGGCGCTTGGCGGCCAGGTGTCGCGAGACGAAGGGTTCGTCATTTACCTGACGACGCAGAGCGACGATCCACCCGCCGGGGTGTTCAAGGAGAAGCTCGACTACTACCGCGATGTGCGTGACGGGAAGATCGACGACCCGAAGTCGCTGGGCGTGCTCTACGAGTTTCCGCGTGAGCTCATCGAGCGCAAGGCCTATCTCGACCCGGCGAACTTCCACATCGTCAATCCCAACCTCGGCCGTTCGGTCAGCCGCGAGTGGCTGGAAGACGAGCTGCGCAAGCGCCTGCACAAGACCGATGGGACGCTGCAAGTCTTCCTCGCGAAGCACCTGAACGTCGAGATCGGTCTGAACCTGCGCTCTGACCGTTGGGCTGGCGCGGACTTCTGGGAGGCGGCCGGCAGCGAGCCGGCACTGGTGTCCCTCGAAGAGCTGCTGGCGCGCAGTGAGGTGGCGACGGTCGGCATTGATGGCGGCGGGCTCGACGATCTGCTCGGGCTAGCTGTGATCGGACGATGCGCCGCCACGCGACGCTGGCTGCTGTGGGTGAGGGCGTGGGCGCACCGCATTGCGCTGGAGCGCCGGAAGGACATCGCGCCGCGCCTGCTCGACTTCGCGGCCGACGGCGACCTGGTCATCGTGGACACGCCCGGGCAGGACGTCGCCGAGGTGGCCGACATCGTGTGCCGGGTGAACGACGCAGGCCTGCTGCCCGAGAAGGCGGCTATCGGCGTTGACGCCGCCGGCATCGGCGCGATCGTCGAGGAGCTGCTGAGCACTGATCGCGGCATCGAGGAGGCGCAGATCGTCGCGATCAGCCAGGGTTGGAAGCTCAACGGCGCGATCAAGACGGCAGAGCGCCGCGTCGCCGCGCGCGAACTCGTGCATGCCGGACGGCCGTTGATGGCCTGGAGCGTGAGCAATGCGAAGACCGTGCAGGTGGGCAACGCCGTGAGCATCACCAAGCAGGCGAGCGGCAGCGCCAAGATTGATCCGCTCATGGCCGTGTTCGACGCCGTGAGCCTGATGGCACTGAACCCCGAAGCCATGGCTGGCGCCGTGCCTGGGGTGATTCTTCTGGACCTCTGATGACGCGAACGACCACGAGCGCGGGCGGCTGGCTGTCGCGCGCCATGGGCGCATTGCGTCCGCCGCCGCCGCCGCCACCAGCGCCGGCGCGTAACGAGCCGGCGCTCGCCCCGCAGGCCCTGGGCGAGAACAGCGTCACCACCAACCTCAACGTCGAGGAACTGGCCGCGATGCTCGGCGCGGTGAACACGGCGCAGGCCGGCGTGAACGTGACCGAGACAGCGGCCATGCGCGTCTCGGCGGTCTACGGCTGCGTCGCCCTCATCGCCGGTGCCGCAGCCTCGCTACCGTTCGAGATCTACCGACGTGCCGGCGCCGTGCGCGAGCGCGCGGAGGACAAGGGCAGTCCGCACGCCTACTGGTGGCTGCTGAACGAGGAGGCAAACGACGTCATGTCGTCGTTCTCGGCCATGGAGTACCTGGTCAGTGCGAAGCTCTTCCACGGCGATGGATTCGCCGAGCTGCTGCGGCCGAGCCAATACAGCCCGCGCGTCATCGGCTGGCTGCCGCATCACCCGCTGTCGGTCACGCCGTTCTTCGTCGACTCGACGCAGCGCCGCGTCGCCTACCGCGTGGGCGAGGCCGGCCGCGTGCGTGTCGTGCAGCCCGAGGACATGATCCACGTGCCAAGCCTGGGCTTCGACGGACTGACGAGCCCGAGCCCGATCACGTACGCAGCGCGCGAGGCGATCGGCACGGCCATCGCCGGCGAGGCCTACAACGCGCGCTTTTTCAACGGTGGCGCCACGTTCGACTATGCGTTGGCCACCGAGGGTCGGTTGAACGACGCGCAGCTCGCGCAGCTGCGCGCGTCACTCGCGGCGAAGCTCACGGGCGGCGCGAACAGCCGCGTGCCGCTGATCCTCACCGGCGGCCTCAAGCCGGCGCAGCTCTCTGTCAACCCGAAGGACGCGGAGGTCCTGGCGACGCGCCTCTTCACCGTCGAGGAGATCTGCCGAATCCTCGGCGTGCCGCCACACATGGTCGGGCATACCGACAAGACGACGAGTTGGGGCAGCGGCATCGAGCAGCAGGGCATCGGCTTCATCCGCTACACGATGCAGCGCCACCTGCGCGCCATCGAGCAGGAGTTCAACCGCAAGGTGTGGCCGAGCCGCGAGCGCTATTTCGTCGAGTTCGACCGGTCGGCGCTGGAACGCGGCGACCTCAAGAGCCGCTACGAGGCCTACCGAATTGCGCTCGGCCGCGCCGGTGAACCCGGCTGGCTGAAGGTCAACGAGGTGCGGCGCGAGGACAAGTTGCCGCCCATCGAAGGCGGCGACACCATCAACAACGGAGCGCCCAATGCGCAACCAACTCCTCCGCCTGCTGGCTGAGAACCGCCGGCCGTTCTCGCCCGTCGAGTCGCGCATCGTGCGCGCCGCAGGCAGCAACGAGGCCACGGTCTACCTCTACGACGCCATCGTCGGCGACCGCGCGTCGGCCGAGTGGTTCGGCGGCGTCTGCCCGCAGGACTTCGTGCCCGCGCTGGCCGCCATCGAGGCCGATGTCATCCACCTGCGCATCAACAGCCCGGGCGGCGACGTGTTTGCGTCCGAGGCGATCAGCCAAGCGCTGCGCGAGCATCCGGCCGCGATCGTCGGCCACATCGACGGCGTCGCCGCCAGTGCTGCCACGGCCATTGCATGCGCTTGCAACGAGGTGATTGCCGCGCCGAAGGCCATGTACATGATTCACCAGTCGTGGACCTTCGCCATCGGCAACGCCGACGACATGGACGCCACCTCCGCGCTGCTGCGAAAGGCCGACGCCGGCCTGCTGGCGACCTACGCCGACTTCACCGGCATGGACGCGGCCGGCATCGAGGCGCAGATGAAGGCGGAGACCTGGTTCAACTCCGAGGAGGCGATGGCTGCGGGCTTCGTGACCGCCATCGCCGAGCCGGTCGACAAGGCGGCCAAGCAGGCTAAGGCCAGTGCCTGGATGCTCGGCGCCTACGCTCGGGCGCCGGCCGCAACGCCCGATGCTGCACTCACCGAACCCGAGGTCATCAGCGCCGAGCGCCGCGCGCGCATGCAGCAGCGCATCCGGTTGCTGGACCTCGCCCCGATCGTCTAGCGCGCCCGCGCAGCGAACCCCAAGAGCCCGCCTTGAGCGGGCTTTTCCATTTCTGGAGAACCGCATGAGCACCAAGCTCCAAGCCCTGCGCGAGCGCCACAACACCCTCGTGGCCGAAGTGCACAAGATCAACGACGGCTACGGCGCCGACAAGGCGATGCCCGCGGCTGAGGCCGAAAAGATCGACAAACTCGTCGGCGAAATCACCGACCTGCGCGCCGCGATGGATCGCGAGACCAAGATCGCCCAGCTCGCGGTCGAGAACCTCGACCATGACGAGCTGCGCAACCGCCACACCAAGGACCCGGCGCGCCAGGACAATCCCGACGAGAACGCCGCGCTGCGCGCGTATCTGTCGGGTGGCGTCAACGCGCTGTCGGCCGAGCAGCGTGGCCGCATGTCGGCTCGCGTGAACACCGACATCCGTGCGGCGATGTCCACCACCACCAGCGCCGAGGGCGGATACACCACCGCGCCGGAATACCAACGCTCGCTCGAAGCTGCGCTCAAGTCCTATGGCGCGATCTTCGACGCCGTGGACACCATCCGCACCGCGACCGGCATGCAGATGAACTTCCCGACCGCGGATGCGACGGCCGAGACGGGCGAGATCGTGGGTCAGAACTCGGCCGTCAATGGTCAGGACACGACGTTCGGAAACACGACGCTCGACGTCTTCAAGTACTCGTCGAAGAAGATCGCGCTGCCGTTCGAACTGGTGCAGGACAGCTTCATCGACATCGAGTCCTACGTGCAGGACATCCTGGCGATGCGTCTCGGTCGCATCACGAGCCTTCACTACACCACCGGTACCGGCACGGGACAGCCGCGCGGCCTGGTGCCTGCCGCAGCCGCTGGCAAGGTCGGCTCGACAGGCAGCACGGTCAGCGCCGGGTATGACGATCTGGTCGATCTGGAGCACAGCGTCGATCCTGCCTATCGTGGTCGGCAGAGCGTGTCGTGGATGTTCCACGACACCACGCTCAAGGGCTTCCGCAAGCTCAAGGACACGCAGGGTCGTCCCATCTTCGTGCCCGGCTACGAGACGGGCAATCCCGGCGGCGCGCCTGATCGCCTGCTCGGCCGGCCGATCATCATCAATCAGGACATGCCGGTGATGGCGGCGAATGCGAAGTCGATCCTCTTCGGCGACTTCAAGAAGTACAAGCGCCGGATGGTCATGGACCTGACCCTGTTCCGCATGACCGACAGCGCGTTCACGCTGAATGGCCAGATCGGCTTCGTCGCCTTCCAGCGCCAGGGTGGAAACCTGATCGATGCCGGCGGCGCTGTGAAGTACTACCAGAACTCGGCGACCTGATATGGCGCGCGTTACCTCTCCCGCGCCGGCCGACGAGCCGGCTGTCGAAGCGCCGGCCGAACTGATCCGCGCCCGCGTGCTTGTCGACGTGATCACGCCGCTTCTGCCGTGCGGCTGCGTCGTCGAAGGCCTCGCCGATGCGCTCGCGCTGCTCGGCGACCAGATCGACAGCAACGCCGATGCCGTGGCCTATGCGCTCGAACAGGGCGCCAAGGTCGTGACGCTCTCCGCCAAGGCCTGACCGTGCCCGCGCCCGATCTCGCGCTCGTCAAGAGCTGGTGCCGCATCGACGGCACCGAGTTCGACGGCCAGTTGCCGACGATGGTGACAGCCGCGACGGCCATGGCATCGCACGAGACGGGCATCGACTACTTGACCGAGGAAATGCCCGAGGCCGTGCAGCAGTGGTGCGCGGCGGTGGTGTCGCACTGGCTCTCTAACCCAGGCTCGGAAGCCGCGCCGTCGCCGTTCATGGCACGGCTGCTCGACCCGCACAGGACGTACTGATGACCATTCGATTCTTGACCCCATGGGGGCAGTACGCGCTCGGCGCGGCGGTGTCGCTCACCGCCGCCGAGGAGGCTCAGCTGGTTGCGGCGGGTCTTGCCACGACCGACCTCACCGGCGGTGTGCCCTGGTTCTCCCCTGGCATCACATCGCGCCGCATCGGCAATGTCGTCATGCCGATGCTGGGCCGCTCCGGCGTGGTGCGGCTGTACAGCACGCTGGCATCGCAGACGCTGTCGGCTGGTGCTGGCACGGGCCGGACGCTCGACGTCGAGCGGAGCGTCGACGCGCCTCACCTCGCGCTTCAGCCTGTGTTCGGCAACTGGTCGCGCACCAACCCGCTCACCATCAACAAGTGGGCCGTGGGCACGGCCGGTGCGCACCAGTCCCAGACCATCGCCGCAATCCAGGCGGCCGGCCGCTGGGTCAATGGCTCGTTCGCGGCCGGCTCATCGGCCTCGGGCATCGTGCCCGTGGCGTCGATCGGCACGCTCCAGAGTGCGGAGGTCATGCCGGGGCTGCTCGCGGGCGATCCCGTCAGCATCCCCGACACTGCGCGCACCGATGGCGGCGCGACGCCGATGACGCGCTGGCTCGTGTCGGTGGCCGACAGCGTCGAGACTGGCCTGCTGGGCAGCGCTACCCGCATCACCGCGATCAACGCCAATCCCTCGCTGTACGGCGGCCACCAGACCGCTGGCTACACGCAGCAGGGCGACGCGATTGCCAGCAAGCCCGGCACGTCGCTGCTGTTGGTCGGCCATCAAGACGTGATCGTGGCCGTGCGGGCGTGGTATCAGGCCGCCACGCTCGGCCTCGCCGCGTTTGGTGACAGCCGCGGACAGGGCCTTGGCTCGACCGGCGACTACGCGGGTTCGATCATGCGCACAGCGCAGGCGCTGCGCCGCTCCACGCTCGTCACAAGCTGGGCCTGCCATGCCATCGCTGGCCAGACGCACCTGGCATCGATGGCGACCATCCGCAACACGCTCGCCGAGCCGGCCCTGCGCCCCGAGGTCATGGGGCTGGAGGTCGGCTCTCCCAACAGCCTGACCGGCTCGCTCAGCACCACGGCGGCGCTGGCGATGATTGAGCGCTGCTGGACCGACACCTGCCAGACCGTGGCCTATGCCGCTTCGCTCGGCATCGTCTCGCTCATCCGCACATCGCCCGCGCACAACCTGTCCGCGACGAACGACGTCTATCGCCGCGCCCTCAACCAGCGGCTGCGAGACAACATTCAGTCGTTGCCGAACGCCATCCTCATCGATGCCGCAACCGTGATCGATGACCCGGCCACCGGCTACCGCACGCTGCTCGCGGCCTACAACAGCGGCGACGGCGTCCACTACAACGACGCGGGCTATGCCGCCATCAGCGCGCTCGAAGTGGCGGCCCTGCAGCCGTTCTTTGTATGAAGTACCGCCGCTACGGCGCCGCCACAGAGCCGAGCTGCTGACATGGCCACCCTCGTCATCCCGCCCGCACCGACGCAAGGCGAGCTGATCCACCGCGTCACCTTCCGCCCGCGCACGGACCTGCCGGCCGCGTTCGGCCGGGGCACCTCCGCCGACTACGGCGCAGAGCACACCCGCTGGGCCAAGGTCACGCCCGTCGGCCTCCAGGCTTGGCGTGACGGCGTGCAGGTGGGCATGGGCGCCGCCGACACCGTCACCCATCGCATCGCGATCCGGTACAGCGCCGCGCTCGCGCAGATCGGCACCGACTGGGAAGTCAGCCACGGCGGCGCCCTCTACCGCGTCAAGCGCATGTCGGCGCTCGCTGGCAGGCGGGAATGGCTCATCGCCGACGTGGAGCAGATCCAATGAGCTGGGCCAAACGCAACCTCGAACGCGAAGGCGCGATCATCCACGTCAACGCCTACGGCCTGGAGAAACTCGACTTCAAGCGCGGCCCGCTCCGTAAGGCGATCCGTCGCGAAGCCCGCGCCGTTGCCAAGGCCGCACGCCAGCTCGTCGCGCGCACCGCCGTCAGCCGGCCCGGCGAGTACCCGGGCAAGGACACCGGCGCGCTGCAGAAGTCCATCACCGCCAAGCCCAGCAAGTCGGGCATGTCGGCCGCGATCTTCCCCGACCGCAACCTGCTCGGCATCAGCCCGAGCGACGACGGCTACTACCCCGCCATCCTCTACTACGGCGTGCGCGTCGGCGCCCACCGGCGCCGCGACCACCAGAAGCAGCACGACAACGGCGCCGACTGGCGCATCGCCCCGCGCAGCAACTACGTGCTCGACGCCGCCATCGCCCGCGAGATGCAGATCCGCGACGCCATCACCGAAGCCATGGCCGAGGGCCTGAAACACATCGAATAGCCGGAGCCGCCCTCATGCGCCTCAGCCTCATCATCGACGAGCTGCGGGCGCGCGCCCCCTCGTTCGCCGGCCGCGTCGCCGGCGCGGCCAGCTATCAGGCCGTCGCCGACAACGACCGCATGGCCGTGCCCTGCGCCTACGTCGTCCCCCTCGACGACGACGGCGGCGCCAATCGCTCCGCCACCGGCACCTGGCAGCAGATCACCGACGGCTTCGGCGTCGTCGTCGTCGTCTCCAACGCCCTCGACGAGCGCGGTCAGGAATCCACCATGGACGCCGTGCATGAGCTGCGCGCCGAGCTGTGGGCCGCCCTCATCGGCTGGGCACCGCCCGCGGACAGCGGCGATGACTACGACGGCATCACCTACCGCGGCGGCGGCTTGCTGCGCATGACGCGCGCGCGCCTGCACTACCAGTACGAGTTCGAGGCCGTGACCGAGCTGCACGGCGTCGTCGCCCCCGACGCCGCCACGCGCCAGGCGCGCGACCTCGCGGCCCTGCCGCCGCTGGATGGCATCGACCTCGTGCTCGACGCCATCCGTTCCACCAGCCCGCCGGCCCCGTCCGGCGGCGCCGACGCCACCCTCCGCATCGACCTTTCCACCAGCTAAGGAGCACGACATGCCCCTTTACATCCCCGGCGCGGGCCGCACCGTGCCCGACCCCGAGCGCGGCGGCGTCGTGCCGCCCGAGGGCCGCGACATCAACGCCGACGCCAGCTACTGGGCCCGCCGCATCGCCGATGGCGACCTCGTGCTGCCGTCTGCCACCGACGCCGCTGCTGTCGAGCCTGACGCCGCGCCCGCCACCGATACCGAGAGCGCGCAATGACCGTCTCGTTCAACAGCATCCCGTCCAACCTCGCCGTCCCGCTGTTCTGGGCCGAGATGGACAACAGCCAGGCCAACACGCTCACGGCCACCGCCAAGCCGTCGCTCATCGTCGGCCACAAGCTCAACAGCACGCCGGCGGCTGTCGGACAGCTGCGCCGCATCCTCAGCCTCGATGCCGCCATCGCCTACTACGGACGGGGCAGCATGCTCGCGCGCATGGCCGCCGCGTACTTCGCCTCCGACCCGTTCGGCGAGCTGTGGGCAATCGCGGTGGGCGAGCCCACCGGCGTTGCCGCCACCGGCACGCTCACCATCACCGGCCCAGCCACCGCCTCGGGCACGCTCACGCTCTACATCGGCGGCCAGCGCGTGCAGGTCGCAGTGCTGTCGGGCGACACGGCCACGGTCATCGCGGCGGCGGTTGCAAGCGCTGTCAACGCCGCCACGGATCTGCCCGTCACCGCCACCTCGTCCGCCGGCGTCGTCACGCTTACCGCGCGCCATGTCGGCCTGCTCGGCAACGACATCCGCATCATCGCCAACTACCGCGGCGTGCAGGGTGGTGAGGCCACGCCCACCGGCCTCAGCCTCGCCATCGCGCAGATGAGCGGCGGCAGCGGCGTGCCCACGTTCACGGCCACGGTGGCGGCCATGGCCGACAACGAGTTCGATTTCATCGCCTGGCCGTTCGCCGACACCGCTTCGCTCGACACCATCGGCACCGAGATGGGCGAGACCAGCGGTCGCTGGTCCTGGTCGCGGCAGATCTACGGCGTGGTGTACGGCGCTCGCCGCGATAGCCTCGGTTCGCACGTCACGTTCGGGCTCGCGCGCAACGACCCGCGCGTGAGCTGCTGGGCTGCCGAGACCAACCACCCGACACCGCCCTGGGAGATCGCGGCCAGCTATGCCGCGCGCAACGCGGCCTACATCCGCATCCACGCGGCGCGGCCCACGCAGACCGGCGCGCTCGATGCCGTTCTGCCGCCGCTCCCGTCCGACCGCTGGACGCTCACCGAGCAGCAATCGCTGCTCACCTCCGGTCTCGCGTGCGGCTATGTCACCAACGGCGTGCAGCGCATCACCCGTGCCGTCACCACCTACCGCACCAACGCGCTCGGGCAACCCGACAACAGCTACCAGGACAGCGAGACGCTGCACACCGCCGCCTACGTGCTGCGCACCCTGCGCTTGCGCATCACCGGCAAGTACGCGCGCCATCTGCTGGCCAGCGACGGCACGCGCGTCGCGCCGGGCGTGCCGGTCGTCACGCCGGCCGTGCTGCGCGCCGAGCTGATCGCCGCGTATGACGAGCTGGAGGCTGCCGGCTACGTCGAGAACGCCGACCTGTTCGCGAAGTACCTCGTGGTCGAGCGCAACGCCACCAACCCCAACCGCGTGGACGTGCTGTTCCCGCCGGACTACATCAACCAGCTGCGCATCTTCGCGGTGCTCAACCAGTTCCGGCTCCAGTACCCGGCCAACGCCTGAGCGCCGCGCGGCGCGCAATGAAAGGAGGCCCTCATGGGCAAGAGAACTGCTGGCGTCTGCTACCTGAAGGTGGACGGAGAACTGATCGAGATCGCCGGCGACGTTGAATGTCCGCTCACCGAGTTCAAGCGCGAGCCGGTCATGGGCGCCGATGGCGTCGTCGGCTACAAGGAAACGCCGGTCGCGCCCTACATCAAGGTGACCGGCATCACCACGCCCGGCTTCCCGATCGAGAAGCTTCGGCAGATGACGGACGGGCAGGGCACGGCGGAGTTCGCCAACGGCCGCGTCTATTCGCTGTCGGGCATGTGGTTGCAGGGTGACACGGGCGTCAAGAGCGAGGCCGGCACTGCCGACCTGGAGTTCTACGGCCTGAAGGGGCGCTGGCTGTGAGCAACAAGACCATCATCCCCCTCGAATCGCCGGTCACCATCGGCGACGACACCATCACCGAGCTGTCCCTGCGCCGCCCCAGCGGCAAGGACGTGCGGGAACTCGGCTTCCCCTACCGCCTCACCGCCATCGGCGATGTCGCGATCGACGCCGGCATCGCCTGCAAGTACGCCAGCCGCCTTGCGGCCGTGCCGCCGTCCACCATCGACGCCCTCGACCCGGTGGACATCAGCACTCTCGCGCAGACGGTGCTCGGTTTTTTCATGGCCTCTGCGGCGCCGACCCCGACGTCGCCGCAAGGCTCCTGATCGAGCAGCTGCACGACGTCGCGTACTTCTGGCACATCAGCCCGCTCGAAGTTCTCGCGCTGCCGCTCGACGACGCGCTCGACCTGTGCAAGCAGGCCGGGCGCATCGCGGAGCAACTCAACCGGGAGAAGTGAATGGCCGGCAAGACGTTTGACCTCAAAGTCCTCATCTCGGGCATCGACAAGCTGTCGCCGATGCTCTCCGCCACCGCCAAGAAGCTGAAGGACTGGAAGCTCCAGGCCGCAGCCTTCGGCAAGGGCGGCCTCGCGATGGGCGCCGGCGTCGCGGCCGGCCTCGGCGTCAGCCTGAAAGCGTTTGCAGACCAGGAGGATGCCGCCACCGGTCTGCGCGTCGCGCTCATGGGAGAGGGCGGCAAAGTCGCCGACGAGTTCGAGCACATCACCGCGCTCGCCAACAAGCTCGGCGACAAGCTGCCCGGCACCACCGCCGACTTCCAGAACATGATGACGACGTTGGTGCGCCAAGGCATCCCGGCGCAATCGATTCTCGATGGCGTGGGCGAGTCGGCCGCGCTGCTCGCGGTGCAGCTCAGGATGGCGCCCGAGGCTGCCGCCGAGTTCGCCGCCAAGATGCAGGACAGCACCAAGACCGTGGCGACCGACATGCTCGGCCTCATGGACGTGATCCAGCGGACGTTCTATCTCGGCGTCGATCCAGAGAACATGCTGCAAGGCTTTGCAAAGCTCAGCCCTGCCATGGACATGATCAAGAAGACTGGCCTCGAAGGCGCCAAGGCGCTGGCGCCCTTGATCGTCATGGCCGACCAGGCCGGCATGTCGGGCGAAGCCGCCGGCAATGCCATGCGCAAGGTGATTGCCGCCGGCTTCGACATGGAGAAGGTCCGCAAGGCCAATGCCATCGGCGCAAAGTCAGGCATCAAGCTCGACTTCACCAACGGCAAGGGCGAGTTCGGCGGCCTCGACAACCTGTTCAAGCAGCTCGACAAGCTGCGCAAGCTCACGACGCAGCAGCGCGTCGGGCTCCTCAAGGAGCTGTTCGGCGACGATGCCGAAGTGCTGCAAGCGGTGTCGCTGCTGATCGAGAAGAACGCCCTCGGCTACGGCGAGACGCTCGACAAGATGCGCGCGCAAGCCGACCTCAACACCCGCGTCGCCGCGCAACTCGCCACGCTCAAGAACCTGTTCGACGCCATGACCGGCTCGGCCGTCAACGGCCTGGCCGCGATCGGGCAGGCCTTCAGCGGGGAAGCCAAGCAGCTCGCCGAATTTCTCGGCGTCATGGCCAACCGCCTCACCGAGCTGGCCGCCACCAACCCGGCCGTCATCCGCACGCTGACGGCCATGGTCGGTGTGCTCGCGCTGGTCAAGATCGGCGCGCTTGGCGTCAGCTGGGGCATTGCCGCCATCAGCGCCGCCGCCACCATGTCGCCGCTCGGAATTTTTCTGCGCCTGGCCGCGCTCGGCGTCGGGCTGCTGCTGGCCAACTGGTCAACGGTCGGGCCGTTTTTCGCGCGGCTGTGGAACAAGATCGAGCCGGTGCTCACGCTGTTCTGGCACGGCCTGCTGGCCATCGTGGACTGGTCGCCGCTGGGGTTCGTCATCCGCAACTGGGAGCCGATCGTGCAGTGGTTTGCAAGCCTGTGGCAGCGCGTCCAGCCCTATGTGCAGCCGCTGCTCGATGGCGCCTCGTGGGCGCTCGGCAAGCTGGGCGCCGGCGTGGCTGCGGCCGACCAGCGCCTGCTCGCGGCCGGCCCGCGCGGCGGCCTGCTCGATGCCGCCACCGGCCGGCAGCAGCTCAACGGCGAAATCACCGTCAAGTTCGACAACGCCCCGCCCGGCACCCGCGTCGAAACCGGCCGCACCTCCCAACCCGGCGTCGCCCTCAACCCTGACGTCGGCTACCGCAGCGCCGCCCTCGGAGTCCCGTGATGAGCTGGAGAGACACCCTGCGCCCCGCCACCTGGCGCGGCGTGCCCATGCACGTCGAGGCCGACGACATGGCCGGTGGCCGGCGCGGCCAGCTGCACGAATACCCGCAGCGCGACCGCCCCTGGTTCGACGACCTCGGCCGCAAGGCCAGGACGTTCGCGGTCACGGCCTACGTCATCGGCGCCGACTACATGGCCGCGCGCGACGCGCTGCTTGCCGCGTGCGAGCAGGGCGGGCCGGGCACGCTGGTGCATCCGTGGCTCGGCTCGCTCACCGTCGTGCTCACCGACTACCGCTGCTCGCAGAGCCAGGCGGAGGGCGGCATGGCCCGGTTCGCGCTCTCGTTTTCGGAGACGGCCGAGCTGTCGTCGCCGTCCGCCACGGCCGCCACCGACTCGCAGCTCGCCACCGCTGCCGCTGCTGCCGGCGCCGCGTCGGTCGCCAGCGCCGGCAATCAGATCTCGATCGCCGAGCTGCCCGACAGCGTCGAGGGCTCGGCCATCACGTCGGTGCAGAACGCCCTGGCCGTCGTGCAGCACGCCTGGGGCGTCGCCAGCCCCGCCGGCATCATCGCCAGCGTGCAGACCCTGCTGCGCACGCCTGCCGCGCTCGCGCAGGGCATCGCCGACCTGTACGTCGGCATCACCACCGCCGACTACGGCGAGCTGCTGCGCTCGGCCTTCGGCGCCCTTGACCTGCTGCCGCGCCTGCCGCGCCGGCGCAGCACCGCCACCGGCACCCCCGCCGCTGTCCAGACGTCTGGAAACGATGCTGCCGTGCAGACCCTCGTGCGGCAGCAGCTGCTCGTCATGGCCGCCGCCTCGGTCGCGCGCATGCCCGAGCTGCCCGTCGCCGACGATGCCGAGCAGCTCGCGCAACGGATCGCCGCCGCCATCGACGGTGAGCTGGCCACCGCAACCGACGGCGAGTTCGCTGCGCTAGTGGACCTGCGCGGCGCCGTGCTGCGCGACGTTGCCACCCGCGCCCGCGACAGTGCCCGGCTGCGCAGCATCACGCCCGTCACGGTGCTGCCCGTCGCGGTGCTCGCCCACGACCTCTACGCCGATGCCACCCGCGCCGACGAGATCCTCACGCGCAACCGTATCCGGCACCCTCTGTTCGTGCCGCCGCGCGCGCTCCAGGTGCTCAGCACATGACCGACGACACCATCACCCTGCGCATCGCCGGCACCGACTACGGCGGCTGGCTCAGTGCCAGTGTCACCGCCGGCATCGAGCGCATGGCGCGCGACTTCACCGTGCAGCTCACCCGCGGCTGGCCCGGTGCTGACGTCAGCGCCCTCGGCCGCGCCGTGCGCCCCGGCGACGCCTGCGAAATCCGTATCGGCGCCGATCGCGTCATGACCGGCTGGATCGACGCCACGCCCATCGAGTACGACGGCGAGCGCGTCAGCATCACCATCCGGGGCCGCAGCCGCACTGCCGACCTCGTGGACTGCTCGGCCATCAACAAGCCGGGCCAGTGGCGCGGCAGCAGCGTCGAGGCCATCGCCGCCGCGCTTGCCGGCTCCTACGGCGTCGGCGTGCTGGCCGAGATCAGCACCACCCAGCCCGTGGCCGACCACTCGATAGAGCAGGGCGAAACGGTGCAGGAATCGCTCGACCGCCTGCTGTCGCCGCGCGGCCTGCTCGCCACCGACAACGCCGACGGCGACCTCGTGCTCATCGACGTCGGCAGCACGAGCACCGACGACATGCTCCGCCTCGGCGACAACATCCTGCGCGGCGCCGCCGACCTCGACGAGTCGCGCGTGTACCGCACCTACATCGCCAAGGGCCAGAGCGCGGCAAGCGACGGCGCCGACATCGCCGACACCTACGGCGCCTCCGCCACCGCCACCGACCCCGCCGTCACCCGGCCCCGCACCCTCATGCTGCGGCAGTCCGGCCAGGCCGACGGCACCACGGTGCAGCAGCGCGCCACCTACGAGCGCGACCACCGCCGCGCCCGCGCGCAGGCCACCACCTACACCGTGCGCGGCTGGCGTCAGAGCAGCGGCGCGTTGTGGCAGCCCAACCGCCTGGTGCGCGTGCGCGACCCGCTCATCGGCTGGGATCAGGACATGTTGATCGTCGAAGTCACGTGGTCGCTCGACACTTCGGGCCAGCTCACCCGGCTGCTCGTCGGCCCGCGCGCCGGCTACATCACGCCGGTGCCGGTGCAGCGTTTGAAGAAGGCCCGGAAGGTGCCCTATGTCGAATGACCGCCTTGTCGCGCGCATGCTCGCGCCGCTCGTCCGCCGCGTCGGCAACCTGCTCGCGCGCGGCGTGCTCACCGGCAGCAGCACCGCCGACGGCCTGCCCCGCGCGCAAGCCCGGCTGCTCGCCGACGAGACGCGCGACGCCCTCGACGATCTCGAGCGCTACGGCCTCGCCAGCGCGCCGCTGCCCGGCGCCGAAGTGCTGGCCGCGTTCGTTGACGGCGACCGCGCCCACGGCGTCGTGCTCGCCATCGCCGACCGGCGCTACCGCATCCCGCTCGATGCCGGCGAGGTCGCGCTGTATGACGACCTCGGGCAGAGCGTGCATCTCACGCGCGACGGCATCGTCGTGCGCGGCGCCGGGCAGCCGATGCTCATCACCGACACGCCCACGCTCACCGTCGACGCCGCCATGCATGTGACCGGCGCCATTACGTGCGACGCCGCCGTCTCGGCCCTGGGCGACATCACCAGCGCCGCCAACATCGGCGCCGCCGGCAACGTCACCGACCAGGACGGCGCCCACTCGATGGCCGGCATGCGCACGCTGTACGACGGCCATCACCACACCATCACCGGCGTGCGTGCCGGCACCGACAGCGTCACCACCGACCCGCCGACCGAGCAGTCTTGACGCCCGAGAGGCCCCCATGCTCTACACCGCTACCCCTGCCGCGCTCACTGTTGGCGGGCGCAGCTACACGCCCGCGCTGCATCCCGACGCCAAGCTCGCCCGTGCCGTCGCCATCAGTCTGTTTTCCTGGCGCCGCGCCAACGACGACGACGAGCTGCCCGGCGACGAGCGCATGGGCTGGTGGGGCGACAGCTACGCCGACGAGTCCGGCGACCGCATTGGCTCGCGCCTCTGGCTGCTGGCCCGAGCCACGCTCACCCAGCGCACCCTCGACCTCGCGCGCGAGTACGCCGTCGAGGCGCTCGCCTGGCTCACCGCCGACGGCGTTGCCACCTCCATCGATGTGACCGTCGAGCGCCTCGGCCTTACCGCTGCCGGCATGACCGTCACCGTCAACCGCGCCTCGGGCGGCCCGCTCGCGCTGCGCTACGACGACCTCTGGACCGAGATCCGCAATGGCCTATGACCGCCCCACGCTCCCGGCGCTGATCACGCGCATCAACGCCGATCTGCTCGGCTCCCTCGGTACCGGTGACGCCCTACGTCGGGCTGAGGCCCCGGTGTACGGCCGCGTCATCAGCTATGCCGTCCATGGCTTGTACGGCTACCAGCAGTGGGCCGCCGCGCAAGCCATCCCGTCCACTTCCGATACGGAGGCGCTCGATCGCTGGGCCAGCATCTGGCTGGCAGGTGGGCGCAAGGCCGCAACCACCTCTGCCGGCACGCTCACGCTGACGACCACGGCTGGCGCCGTCATCACAGCGGGCCGCCGTGCCGTGGCGCTCGACGGTGTCGAGTACGTCGTTACCGGCAGCGTCACTGCCACCGGCAGCAGCACCACGGTCAACATCGAGGCCATCGAGGCCGGCGCCGCTGGCAACCGTGATGCGGGCCAGGTGCTCACGCTCGTGTCTCCCATCGCTGGCGTGCAGGCTGCCGGTATCGCCAGCGCGCTCGTCGGCGGCGCCGATGCCGAGACCGACGACGACCTGAGCGCTCGCATCACCGCCCGCATCCAGTCCCCGCCACAGGGCGGGGCCGAGGACGACTACGTGGCGTGGGCGCTCGAGTGCGACGGCATCACGCGCGCCTGGGTCACCACTGCGCCGCCCTACGTCTACGTGCGCGTCATGGCCGGCAGCGCCATCCCCAGCGGCGCGCAGGTCGCCGCCGTGCAGAGCTACATCGACGCGCCATCGCGCCGGCCCGTCACCGCGCGCCTCGTCGTGCTCGCGCCGGTGGCAGCGCCCCTCAACCTCGTCATCAGCGATCTCGTGCCCGACACCGCCTCCGTGCGCATGGCCGTGGCCGAGGCGTTCGAGGCGTTCATTTTGGCCGAGGCTGCGCCCGGCGCGACGATCACGCACTCGCGCCTCGTGCAAGCGCTGTCATCGGCGGCCGGCGAGACGTCTCACACGCTCGTGAGCCCGGCAGCCGATGTCACGCATGCCGTTGGCGAGATCGCCACGGTGGGCACCATCACCTGGAGCTGATATGGCGTTTGCTGATCTGACCGGCCGGCACACGCTGACGGCTGTAGGTGGGGTGACACAAGTCACGTCAGGCCGATGGGGCCCGGCCGCTCAGCTGGATGGCTCGTCCGGGTACATCGACGTTACGGACAACCTAGGCGATTTCGCGATCGCATCGTCTGGGACGCTGGAGTTGGTGTTCCGCACATCGGTGCTTGGCCCCATCATTGACTTCGTCAATCAGTTGGTGCTGTTCGGCGCGTACAAGTCCGATGGCACGCGGTTGCTTGAGATCGCGCTGCAACGCAGCGGTACGACCGGGCGCGGCATCATTGTTACCGCTTGGTACGGCGTATCGTCGTCATTCACTTTTGACTACGCTGATGCGGCAAACCATGTCATCGCATTTAGTGTGCAAGCCGGTGCCGGACTGGTGCACATCGATGGCGTCCTGGCCTACAGCCATCAGTACACGGCGTCGACGGCTACGACGCCTGCATACGTGCGCATCGGCGCGTCGCGACTCAGCGCCACGGCCACTGGATTTTTCCCCGGCGTGATCAGTGACGTGCGTTGGACGCCGGGCGTGCAGCGGTACACGTCGGGAGCTAGCTACACGCCAACCCAGCCGACTTACGACGCGGCAGACCCATACTACTCGTCCGTCCGCCTCGCATCGACGCTTGGTGCAATCAACGCCGCTCCGGTGCTGACCCCAGCTGCGCCCGCGCTGCCCATCGTCAGCAGCGCTGACACCGACCCAGCCGGCACCACTGTCGCGGCGCTGCTCGGGACATCGGCGAGCGATGCCAACGGCACACCCCCCGGCATCGCAATCACGGGCTGGACCGGCGCGGCAGGCGCATGGCAGTACCGCCCCTCGGGCGCCAGCACCTGGACCTCGATCGGCTCCGTGAGCGAGTCCGCCGCGCTGCTGCTCGCGTCCACCACCGCCATCCGGTTGCTGCCATCGGGCACGGCCACCGGAGTGGCGAGCCTCACGTATCGCGCGTGGGACGGCAGCAGCGGCAGCGCCGGCGGCATGGCCAGCGTCGCCAGCTCAGGCGGCAGCACCGCGTTTTCGGCGGCGAGCGACACGGCCACGGTCATCGTTGCCGAGCCCGTCGCCGTGCAAACGCTGTCGTCCGCGTACGTGGCCGCGCTGCATGCGCTGCTGCCGCGCGGGCCTGCCTGGCTCGATGCCGATCCTCTGCTCGCCGGCGCCGCGGCCGAATGCACGCGCGTGCATGACTCGGCCGATGCCCTCGTGCTCGACATGTGCCCCGTCACCACCACGGCGCTGATTGGCGAGTTCGAGGGGCAGGCAGGCATCACGCCCGACGCCGGCGCCACGCTCGCGCAGCGCCGCGCGGCCGTCGTCGCGCAGTACGCGGCGCGCGGCGGTCAGAGCGTCGGCTACTTCGTCGGGCTCGCGGCTTCGGCTGGCTACACCGTCACGGTCGAGGAGTGCCGTCCATTCGAGCTGGGCCGCTCGGCCATGGGCGCGCCGCTCGGCGAGACCGAGTGGCATTACACGTGGATCGTCCGCACCGCAGCCTGGCTGCCGTCGAGTCTGCGGCGCCTGCTGCTGCGCTGCGCGCCAGCCCACACCTATCTGCACTACGACATGGGGTCATGACATGTACCAATACGACCACGCCACCGCCGTCGCCGCCCGGCCCGCGCGCGGCAGCGCCGGTACCGCCGGCTGGTTCACCGACGGCGATGCGGGCGTCAATCTCCCGCCCACGGTGCTCGTCGCCAATTTCCTGAACATGCTCCAGGCCGAGCTGCTCGCGGTGCTCACCGCCGGTGCCGTCACGCCGTCGAAAACCAACGACGCGCAGTTGCTCGCGGCGATGCAGGCACTGTTCTTGGCCAAGACGGCCAAGGCCGCCGACAGTGAGTTGCTCGACGGCCTCGACTCGACCGCATTCGTGCGGCGTGATGTGTACCCGGGCGCCGCGCCGATCTACGCAGTGCGAGCGTGGTGCGAGTTCGTCGAGGCATCCGATGGCGCAATCACGCTCATCGGTGGCGGCAATGTCGCCAGCGTCACGCGCAACGCGCGCAACGACTACACGCTCACGTTCGATGCCGATATGCCGTCGGCCGGCTACGGCCTGCATGTGACTGCGGCCCAACTCGATCCGTCGCAAAGCGGCCCGTCGGCAACGATGACCGGCGGGCTGCACATCTCGGCCGGCACCCCGTCGCTCAAGTCGGCGCACGCGGTCCGGGTGCAGATCTCCGACAACAACGCGGACGCGACGATCGTCGCCGCGCGCGTCTCGGTCTCGATCATCTGCTGACACGTTGCTGTTTCCCTCCCGCGCTTGCGGTAACCCTGGCCCGCTCTCCGGCGGGCTTTTTTTCGTCCACAGGAAGCCCATGAACCAGTCAGCAGAACACGCCTCCACCGCCGCAGACATTGCCGCCCGCGCGCTGCCCGCCGCGCCTCCGGTTGCTGTGGGCGCTGCCAACCTGATGGGGATCCCGCTACCCGACATTGTGCAGTGGGTCACCCTCATCTACCTGATCGTGCTGATCGCATCGAAGATCGTCGAGATCTGGCGTGGCGTGCGTTCCAGTGCCGGGGTGAAGCCGTGATTGCCCCGACCGACGACACGCTCGCCCAGCTCTGCGCGCTCATCAAGCAGTTCGAGGGCCTGAGCTTGCGTCCCTACCTGTGCCCGGCCGGCGTGCCCACTATCGGCTACGGCTCGACGCGCTACGAAGACGGGCGGCGCGTGGATCTGGCAGACCCGCCGATCGCGCCCGCGCGCGCCGATGCCATGCTGGAGCGCGACGCGCGCGCGGCGATGGCGGATGCGCTCGCGCTGTCGCCGGGGCTGAGAGGGCCGCGGCTCGTGGCCATCGCGGACTTCGTCTACAACCTGGGCGCCGGCGCTTACGGCAAGAGCACGCTGCGCCAACGCGTCGACGCGGGCGACTGGCGCGGCGCCGTGACCGAGATCAACCGCTGGGTGAACGCGAACGGGAAGCCGCTCGCCGGGCTGGTGAAGCGGCGCGGCGCCGAGGCGCGGCTGCTGGAGGGCGCGTGATGGACTGGCAAGAGATTGCAGCCGATGTCGGCAAGGCCGCGCCGCTGCTTAGCTCGCTGCTCGGCGGGCCGGCCGGCGGGGCTGTCGGTGCGCTGGTGTCGTCCGCGCTCGGCACGCCGGCCGGCGATGCTCAGGCGGCCGCGGCCGCGCTCGCCGACCCGGCGGCGGCGGCCCGGCTGCGCGAGATCGAGACAACGCACATCGAGCGGCTTCAGGCCCTTGCTGTGCAGGCGGCACAGCAGCAGCTTGCGGCCGATACCGCCGCGCTCGCCACGGCCGCGCAGGATCGCGCGAGCGCGCGGGCGATGCAGACCGAGACGCGCGACATCACGCCCCGGTTGCTGGCCGGCGCCGTCGTGCTGGGCTGGTTGTGCGTGCAGGGCTGGCTGCTCGGGCACACGGTGCCGGCAGACATGCGGGAGATCATCGCCAGGCTGCTGGGCACCCTCGATGCCGCGTTGTGCCTAGTGCTGAACTTCTACTTCGGCAGCTCGGCAAGCAGCCGCGCGAAGGACGCGGCGCTCGCGGACGCGGCACGCGCCAGCGGGTAGGTCAAGGGTGTGCCCCGCTGGGAACATTGCCACCCACGGACGACGCGAGCGACGTCTTGAAGCAGCTCAACCAACCACGGGGCACGGGTGAAAGTGTAGTGCGCCATCGTGGTCGGTCGGTAGTTCCTGCCTCATCGGGATGCTGAGGCTGCGCACGGCCGAGAAGGTCAAGGGCGTGGCGCGCTAAGCCAGCACATTGTGCTTCGCGAGCATGATCCTGCGGCGCTTGCTGAGCTTCCTTTGGCAGGGGCTCAAGAGCTGGCGATCCGGCCCAAACAGCGACAGCTGCATTCGTCTGGCGACAGCTTCCAGTTCCGGCGCCGCTACGGCAGGCACTTCCACCTCCTTGAAGCTGGCCTCCAGCCGCGCCACGATCTCCGCGTTCATCGAACGGTTGTTGGCCTTCGCGGCCTCGGCAATGCGGTCGCGCATGCCGTCGGGGAAGCGGACGACGAACTGTTCGGCGGTACGGCTCGGCGGTTTCTGATCGGTGCTCATGCACGCATGTTATCGACCGCAAAGCAATTTGCGATGATCGCCACTTGCGATGATATGAATTCACTACTACGATTCTTCTGCCGTTCCGATAGTGACCACGCAGAGGAAACCGTGAGCCAGCAACCCGAACCCACCCAGCCGCCGACGCGGCATTACCAACTTCGCTTCCTGCCTGGCGTGCGCGAGGCCGTCCAGCAGTACGCCGCCGAGCAGGACCGCAGCCTCAACTGGGCAATCAACGATCTGCTGAAACAGGCCGTGGGCCTCAAGGCGGCCAAGCAATGAGCCTTGTCCGCATAGATCGCGACGGCGAGCCGCGCGCCTCGACGGAGGTCATCGCACGCGGATTCAAGGTCCAGCACAAGAACGTGCTGGAGCTACTGCGGCGACACGAGGCTCGGTTCGATGTGTTCGGACAAGTCGCGTTTCAAACGCGACTTAACCGGCAAGGCAGCGCGACCGAGTTCGCGATGCTCAACGAGCAGCAGGCGGCCCTGCTCATCACCCTCATGCGCAACACGCCTGAGGTGCTCGACTTCAAGGTTCTGCTGATCCAGGAGTTCTTCGAGCTGCGCAACGCGCTGCACCGGCGCGAGCAGAACCTGTGGAACCAGATGCAAGAGGCGCTGGCGCGTGAGGCGCAGTCCGCCGTCCGTGCGTCGTTCGGCTCGCACCTGATGTTGCAGCGCCGCCGGGAGTTGCCCGGCCTGAAGACCGAGATCGAGCGCCTGAACTCGCAGTTGCACCCGCGACTGTGGCTCGACTCATGAGCGCAAAAGAAAACGCCCCGGCTGCAGGAACAGCTGAGGCGTCTGTGAAGCAGTGACCCCAAACCCGTAAAGAAAGAGGCACCACATGGATGCTAGCACCCAGCCACCCAGCCGCAAGAAGATGGACATCGCGCGCCTGCACGCGGTGATCGAGGACATGGACGCGATGGCGCAAGACGGCTTCTCGCGTATCTCGTCGCTCGTTGAAGTGCTGCTGTGCGCGATGGAATCGACGACCCGCTACCCCAGCAACTCGTCGATCGCCCACACGCTGCTCACGATCCAGAGCATCGCGGACGACAACGAGAACGGCGTGAACAGCCTGGCCGAGGACATGGGCTGCAACTTCATCGACGACCGCCAGCGCGCGCGCTGGAACGCGGAGGAGAAGGCCGAGGAGCGCCGGCCACGCATGGCGACGACCGCTCAGGCGGGGGTGGCCCATGCGTGACCTGCAAATCTTCCAGTTCCAGGCTGCGCAGGTGCGCACGGTGGTCGGGGAGGGCGGCGAGCCGCTGTTCGTCGGCAAGGACGTGTGCGACGTGCTCGGCTACACGAACGCCAACAAGGCGATGAACGACCACTGCCGTGGGGTACCGATTCGTTACCCCATCGTCGATAGCCTGGGCCGTCAGCAGGAGGTCCGCGTTCTGACCGAGGGCGACGTGATGCGGCTGGTCGTGCGCAGCAAGCTGCCGGCCGCCGAGAAGTTCGAGCAGTGGGTGTTCGACGAGGTGCTGCCGGCCATCCGCAAGACGGGGCGCTACGGCGCGGCGCCGGCGCCTCAGATTCCGCAGAGCTTGCCCGAAGCACTGAGGCTTGCTGCCGACCTCGCCGAAGAGAAGGCGCGGGTCGAGGCCGAGAAGGTGAGGGTGGAAGCCGAGCTGTCGCTCGCGGCTCCCAAGGCCGCCGCGCTCGACCTGATTGCTGCCGGCGACGGCGCCAAGACCATCACCGAGGTGTCGAAGGAAATCGACGTCAAGCGCGACACGCTCACGACGTGGATGCACGCGAACCGCTGGATCTACCGGCAGAACGGATCGTGGGTGCCGTACGAGTCGCACATCCGGAACGGCTACCTCAAGTACAAGGAGGTGTCCTTCCCGGACCCCAACACCGGGGAGCAGCGTTTCAAGGCGTACTGCCACGTGATGCCGAAGGGCTTGGCCGCGCTCGCGAAGCATTTCGCCCAGCCGGCGGCGGCATGAGTGCTCTCGATCTCTGGAAGGTTGGGCGGCGGTGCTCGAATTGCCAAGCCTTCGAGACTGAAGCGTCCGAATGCCTGAACGGCTTGGGCGTCATGCAGCCCGATGGCGTGTGCGAGCAGCACCGGTCGATTGAGGAATCGAAGGCTGACGACGAGGCGATGCAGCGATTCCGATCGTCGATCGGTCTGCCTCCGATGCGTTGATGAGGGCCCGCTACGTGCGGGCTCTGTCCGTTTACTTGTCGATCAAATTCGAGATGAAGGCCTGAACGCGCTCTAACACGGGATCCAAGTCAATGCCGAAGAGCGCGGACAACGCTTGTCTCACCAACTCGTGAATTACCCGCTGCCGCGCGTATCCGATGATCCAACTGCTGGCATTTCGAGCAAGAGCGAACCATCGGCCATTTCTTTGCGAACTGGTGCAAGTGGGGGGAGTGGCAGGCTGCGAAGATGTTGCTACGCTGGATAATTTGTTTCTATTTACAATTTTAATGGGCGCATTAGCCATTTTTTTACCTCTTAGTTCAATGGTTTCTATGGTCCGTCAGAAATTAATAGCGACGGTATATCGGGCTGAAATAATTAGCCCGGCCGATCTTATACAGCAAAATGCACCGACTGTCAAGACTTTTCTGGTTCGGCTATAGCATCTAGCTTCGGTCCACGCGCTTGGCAGATTCTAAGCATTGATAATCCGCGCCCACGCAACAGCCGGTCGCCTCGATGCAATCCCACCTCACCGCGCGCCTGTTCGGTGCCGCCGTCCTCACTCTCTCCGCCTTCACCACTCACGCCGCCGGCTTCGCCGACTGCCCGCAGTTCTTCCCCTCCGGCCGCGCGCCGCAGATCCCGAACGCTTCTGCCCGCGCGCCGCGCGAGCTCTGCTTCGACGCGTTCGCCGTCCTGCATTCCGGCCAGTCGAAGACGCCGATCTTCTCGGTTGAGCGCCTGACGCGTGAGCAGCTGGCCGACGCAGCGGACGAGGAGCGCACGAACCGCTTCTATCCGGAGGCGCGGCTGCCGAGCGCCGATCGCGCCCAGCTCGACGACTACCAAGGCAGCGGCTTCGATCGCGGCCACATGGCGCCGGCGGCCGACATGCCGACGGCTCAGGCGATGGCGCAGTCGTTCAGCCTCGCGAACATGGTCCCGCAGGCACCGCAGAACAACCGGCGCGCCTGGGCCGCCATCGAAAAGGCGACACGCCAGTACGTGAAGCGCGCGGCGGGCCCGGTGTTCGTGTTCAGCGGGCCGGTGTTCGAGGGCCGGGCCGAGACGATCGGCCCCGATCGCGTCTGGGTGCCGAGCTACCTGTTCAAGGTCGTCTACGACGCCAGCACGCGGCGCGCCTGGGTGCACTGGATCGCGAACACCGATGAAGCCAAGGCCGGCAAGCCGATCAGCTACAGCGAGTTCGTGAGCCGAACCGGCCTCGACCTGCTGTCCGGCCAGGTCGTGAGCGACTGA